ATGAAAACAAATAACAACAAACCGGAGGGATTTCGCGGTAATTATACGTCGTTTTTTTGCACTAGTGGACATAGGATATAAATTGCGACGTATAAGTTATTGTAAATCAATAACTTATGACAGAAACAAAATCAGTAAAAAAACATAATTTCGACAACCTTCCCCCTCCCGTCCGAGTCCGTCTTCCGTCCGCGCTGATTGCGCAAATTAAAAAGCGCAACTCCAGTCTCTCGCTGTTTATCCGTTCCGCCTGCGCGGACGCTATCCGCTTTGAGTCTGTCCTCTCGCAAGCTAAGCACCTTTGCAACAAGCCGTCCGCTTTGAAGGTGGTGGTAAAATGAAGTCAAGGCGCATTACGGAGTTTTGCAAACCTACGGAATCCTTCCCGAACCAACACGGAGCCGCAACCTTCCTCGCGTGGCTCGCTTACGAAATAAACCGGTTTGCTGGACATGGCACCCCGGTCAAAATTGAACGCGGCGAAGGAAAGCACAAAGACGAGGTCGCGCTTTTCAGGGTAGGGGTATGGCCACGATCAAACTCTCAGAGGATTCGGCAGATATGACGAAGATGCAATCAGCAATAGCACGGGGATTGCTTACGGCGAAAAAAGCCGGGGAACGTTGCGGGATTTCGGCGCGGGCGATGCTGGCGTTGGCGAAGTCCGGGGAAATTACGCGGTATAAATTCGGACATAAGACGATTCGGTTCAAACTTTCGGACGTGGAAAATTTTATTGAAAAGGCACAGGCATGAACATGAACGGAGGGAAAAATGAAGGTTATATTAATAGTCTTGATTTGCTTTGCGCTCTCAAGTTGCGTGCCGATACCCGCCTTCGGGAATTGCGCCGGGCAACGGAGTTCATGGAAGACGAAAACGACCGTGTTGAAGAAATACTCAACTACCCGTTACCAGAAAGGGAAACGAATGTTGAATGAAATACAAATCGTAGCGGCCACGCTCTACGCCGAATGTGAAGGGGAACCATGGGCGGGTAAAGTTATGGTTGGCGAGGTTATGGCTGTACGCGCAAGTGAACGTAATCAAACATTAAAAACCATCTGTCTTGCTCCAAAACAATTTACTGCATGGAATGACAAAACAATGGCTCAAATGGAAGCGCAGGTTAACGCATGGGAAAAACAGGTAAATAATCAGGCGTGGAAAGATTGCAAGACTATCGCCGCCATGATCTGCAAGGCGGGATACGAGGTAACCAGCACGGCAAACCATTATCTTAACCCGAAAACTGCCAATCCGAAAACGGTCAAGAAGTGGAAAAAGGAAATGACGCTCGTGGCCGTGGTTGGAAATCATAATTTTTACAGGGCCAAATAAAGATAAAAATCGAGAAGAAACAAGGAGAATAACAATGGGCAGGGAAGTATTAACAGCAAGCATGATGGCGTCTTTGGTCGGGTGTATGCGTAAGTTTTATTACCGCTACGAACTCGGTCTTCAATCCACGATGGAACACGCGGCGTTATCATTCGGGTCGGCATGGCACCGGGCCATGGAAGCGCGGTGGCAGGGCAAGACGGCGGAAGAAGCGTTGACCGCGGCGATCGGTGAAGTTCAAACTTTGGATGAATTACAGGTTGCCACATTGACTGGTTTATTGACCGGATACTACAAAGTATATTCCAACGATCCAATTAAAGAGTTGAAACCGGAACAGGAGTTTCGGTTTTCACTCGCTGGTTCCAGGACGTTCGATGTGGCCGGGAAGATTGACGGACTTGGAACGCACGAAGATGGCCGGCCGCTTATGCTCGAACACAAGACCACGAGTGACAGCGTAGAACCTGCATCTGATTACTGGCTTCGCTTGCGATGCAATAACCAGATCATGCAGTACGTCCGCGCGGCGCGTCTGTGCGGATTGCCGGTCGAAATTATTCTTTATGACGTTTGCCGCAAGCCGCAGATCAAGCCGAAATTAATTCCCGTCCTGGATGAATCAGGGCGAAAGATCGTTTTGGACGCCGCTGGCAATCGTGTCATGAAAAAAGATGGAACGCCGCGCGAAAGTGCCGGAGATGGAATGATCGTTCAAAGTCGCACGGAAACCGCTGAAGAATACGGTCAACGTTTGACCGAAGACACGGTGGCGCGGCCGGAGTTTTATTTTGCCAGGCGCGAAGTACCTGTGCTCGATCAAGACCTCGAGGAATTTGTCATTCAACGTCTTGAATTATCCAGAATGATTCTTCAACTGCGCAGGGCATCGCGCAGGACCGCTAAGCCGCATCAGGCCTGGCCGCGCAATTGCTCGGGTATGACTTGCCAATTTTGCGAGTATTCATCTTTCTGTCTTCAGAACATTTCCGTGGATCCGGCCAATCCGCCGGCTGGATTCACGGTCGGGGACAAAAACCCGGAATTAAAAACAATGGCGGTATAGGAGGGCAGGGAAATGGTGACAAGAAGTAGTCAGAAGTCAGAAGTCAGTAGTCAGGAGATGAGACCGCCGGTGCCGATACGGCCGCCGGTCAACCGCGCGCCAACGATGGCGCCGCCGATGAGGAAACAGGTAATGTTTGGTCAGGTATCCACGACGGCCGGACATCGGATCGTGCTTTACGGTCCGGGCGGGATTGGCAAGACCTGTCTGGCCGCGCAAATGCCGGGACCGGTGGCGTTCGTTGATTTGGACGAATCGCTTGGAAAACTCAAGAGATACATGGACGAACGCGAAATCCGGGTAACGCCGGTTGACGGTGTGAACAACTGGCAGGACTTGCGCACCGCATTGCAGTCAGATGGTTGGGATAAAATCAAATCCATCGTAATTGATACCGGCACAAAAGCAGAGGAATTGGCGGTGGCGCATACGCTCGGAGTAGTCCCGCATGAGAAGGGCCAGAAATGCAACTCGATTGAGGACTATGGCTATGGCAAGGGGTTCGGACACGTGTTTGACACATTCCTGCCGCTCTTGGCCGATCTGGATCGGCACTGCCGGGCAGGACGGAATGTGGCGATCATCTGTCATGACTGCACGACAACGGTCCCGAATCCTGCCGGCGAAGACTGGTTGCGGTATGAACCGCGGCTCCAATCGCCGGGAAGCGGAAAGGCCAGCATCCGCTTGCGCGTCAGGGAATGGGCGGACCACGTCCTGTTCATGGGATATGACCTGGACGTGACGAAAGAAGGCAAAGGCCGCGGCGCCGGCACAAAGACGATTTACACGTCTGAACTGCCGCATTTCATGGCGAAAAGCCGGACATGTCAACAGTCAATTCCGGTTGGGAACGACGGAGCGGCGGTCTGGTCCGAAATCATCAAATAATAACAAACACCCAAAATTGGGCGAAATCGAAAGGGAAATAGAATGCAAATAGAAAACGGAACATATCCAGCGCGGCCTACGGGACGCGTTGACGTCGGAGAACACGCGAACGGTTGCCTGATTGCCGCGATAGAGTTTGCGATGGAAGGTGGCGGGACAATCAGTAACACGTTCTGGCTGACGACCAAGGACGGCGCGGTCAATACGCGGTCGGTGGAAACGTTGAAAACACTGTTCGGGTGGGACGGGTCGGATCCGTTCTGGTTAGTGGACCATGCGAACGAACTGACGGGCGTTGAGGTTGAGCTTGTCATTGAGAACGAATCGTTCCAAGGACGCGATGGTTCAACCAAGACGTCGGCAAAAGTCAAGTGGGTCAATCAACCCGGCGGCGGAGGCGTTCAGGTGGCGAACAATGACCGGAAGTCGTTGATGTCGAAGTACGGCGCGAAACTCCGGGCGATCTCGGGCGGCGTAAGTGCTCCGACAAAGAAAACGGTTGCTCCTCCGAGTGTACCGCCGCCGGCTAAAAAACAACCTGAAATACCTCCGGTTGCGCCAACAAAAACAACAGGTGGCAACACGTCTGATATGAACACCTGTTGGAAGGCGTTGACGGACGCCATGGCGGACAAGCCGCGTGGCGCCGTTGAGGATCAGTGGTTTGAACTGCTCAAGTCTGTCCATGGCGACAAGGCGCAGGATAATTACACGCCCGAGGATTGGGGTGCGGTGACGGAGAAAATGAAGACGTTGTTTGACAACCTGCCGTTTTAACTCCCTGCCCAAGGGGCCAGGGGTGCGTCTGGCTTAAAAACGCACACCATTTTTAGAAAGGAAAATTCAATGACAAGATTAAAGATCGAAAAAATAGTTATAGATGCTGGTACTCAAACAAGAGCGAAACTCAACGATGATATGGTAACGGAGTACGCGGAAGCGATGACCGAAGGGGCGAAGTTTGAACCTGTGGTTGTTTATTTTGATGGGTCGGCATATTTGCTGGCCGATGGATTTCACCGGGTAATGGCCGCAATCCGTAACGGATGGAAGGATATTGAGGCCGAGATAAAGAAGGGCGGACGGTTGGATGCAATCAGGTATTCGCTTACAGCTAATAATCGCCATGGTCTGCGGCGAACAAACGCCGATAAGCGGTATGGGGTAGATGTTGCCTTGCGGGAGTTTGGCAAGATGAGCGATCAGGTGATTGCGGATATGTGCGGAGTAAGCAGAAAATATGTATTGGAAATACGGCACGAAACCCCTCCCCAGGTTGTAACCGGGTTACAACCTGACAAACGAATAGGAGTTGACGGAAAGACGTATCCGGGTCCTGTTCCCCGCGATCCCGGACCTCCGCCGGCGCCACGAAACGTCGAAAAGGACCCGAACGGGAAGGTCATTCCCAAAAATCTGTTGGAATTATGGGGGCGGGCGCAGGAAATACAGGATATGTGTACTCAAATATCGCGTATTCGGACTGCGGTTGAGCGTGGGTTTGATGAAAAGGACAAACTCTTTGCCGAGGGCAATCAACAATCAATTCAGGCGGCGCTTGATCAAGCCTATACCGCAATCAAGGCGACGATGCCGTATTGCGTGTGTCCTTCATGTTCTGGCGACGGATGCCGGGCGTGTTGCCAACGGGGTCTGATAGGTAAATTTAGGTACGACAATACCATCCCGAGCGAAATGAAGAAGAAATGAGAAAAGCGCACAACAACAGACAGAAAACAGTTATTTGTCAAAGATGCGGGTTATCTTTTAAGGTTTCTCCGTCCATTAATCCAAAGTTTTGCTCAAGAAATTGTTTTCATCCCGTCATGTTAATTGCTTGTGCATATTGTAAAAAACCAGTTTTCATAAATTCTTGGAAAAAGACTCATAGAAAAAATTTATTTTGTTCCGTTAAGTGCCGAAACGTATGGAGCGAAAGAAGTATTCTGGTTAATTGTTTTTTTTGTGGAAAAGAATTTAAAAAGAAAGCAAGTCAAGTTTCTCGTTCCTTGCGCCATTTCTGTTCACAAGCTTGTTCTAAAAAATTTCATGTTGCAGAAAATCATTATGCATTCTGTGGTGGAAAAGGATACGGGATAGAATGGAAGCAAGTCGCCACGATAATTCGCGAGCGTGACAAGGTTTGCCTTATGTGTTGGAAAACAAAAGAACAGAATGGCAGAGAATTGGACGTTCACCACAAAATTCCTTTTGAACGATTTGGATATGTTAATCGAATGAAAGCTCATGACCCGGAGAATTTAATAACTCTTTGCCGGTCATGTCATACCTGGATGACTAAATTTTATGTACAGTCTAAGACCATATCAGCGTGACGCCGTTCAGGCTATTGAAAACGAATGGAAGTCGCAGGATTCTACGTTGCTTGTTCTCCCAACCGGAACTGGAAAAACGGTTGTTTTTTCAGAAATAATAAGACGAGCGTTCCCGCGTCGCACGCTCGTGCTTTGTCACAGAAAAGAATTAATTTTTCAGGCGAAAGAACACATCGAGCGATCATCGGGGTTTAGAGTAGATGTTGAAATGGCAGAGTTTCATGCAGAAACTGGCGGACTGTTTAATGAAGCACAAGTAATAGTTTCCAGCATCCAGACACAAAACGCCGGAGGTGACGGCGGTGGTCGGATGAGTAAGTTTTTACCAGAAGACTTTGGATACTTGATATGTGACGAAGGGCATCATTCGACAGCGTCTGGATGGCGCCGGGTCATTGACTACTACCGCCAGAATCCGCGATTGAAGGTACTCGGGGTGACGGCTACGCCGGATCGGGCCGATGAAGAAGCGCTCGGTCAGGTGTTTGACTCGGTAGCGTTCGATTACGAGATTCTTGAAGCGATTCACGACGGCTGGCTGGTACCGACAGAACAGAGAATGATTCATATAGAAGGACTTGATTTTTCACAGGTCCGGACCACGGCCGGCGATCTGAACGGGGCAGACTTGGCGGCGGTTATGGAGGCCGAAAAGAATCTTCAAGGGATTGCGGAGCCAATTATCCAGATTTCCGGTAATCGCCGCGCATTGGTGTTTACCGCCAGCGTCGCCCAGGCCGAACGCATGTCGGATATTCTTTGTCGGCATAAACCCGGCTCATCGGCTTGGGTATGCGGCAAGACGGATAAGGATGAGCGCCGGAATATGTTGCGGGACTTCGCCGCGGGGAAGATTCAATACGTGGTTAATGTTGGGTGTTTGACGGAAGGGTTTGACGATCCGGGTGTGGAATTGGTGTTTATGGGAAGACCTACTAAGAGCAGGAGTCTTTATGCCCAAATGGCCGGCAGGGCGATGCGACCTGCGGAAGATATTGCTCATGACCTGAACGACGTATTGGACGCTGAAGCGCGACGCGCAATGATCGCCGCCAGCAAGAAACCGGTATGCGAAATCATTGACTTCGTTGGTAATTCTGGACGCCACAAACTAATAACAACCGCCGATATACTTGGAGGAAACGTTTCTGACGAGGCGATTGAGCGCGCAACTGAAAGGGCGAAGCGAGAGGGCGGATTGGTGCGCATGGATAAGTTGCTGGATGAGGAAGAAGAGAAATTAAAGGCAGAGAAAGAAGAGCGCCGATTGGTCGAAGAAGCCCGTAAAGCGCGACTAGTGGCTAAGGTAAAATGGTCAGCGCATAGTGTCAACCCGTTTGACGTATTTGACCTGGCGCCGCGTAAAGAACGCGGATGGGATAGTGGCAAGATGTTATCGCAAAAACAAACAGACCTATTATTAAAACAGGGAATTAATCCGGACGGAATGCCTTATTCGCAAGCTAAGCAATTGTTGAACGAGATTTTTAGGCGTTTTGACGGATCGTTGTGCAGTTTTAAACAGGCAAAATTGTTAAAGAAATATGGATATAATTCGAATATGTCCAGGGATGAGGCGAAGCAAACGATTGACGTTCTGGCAAAGAATAATTGGATAAGGAAAAGCGTATGACTTGCGATAGATGCAATAACGACGCGGATCATTTGACAACGCACGATGACCAGTGGGTTTGCGACAAGTGCCTTGAATATCTTATGAGTGATGAATACCAATACGATCTAAAAGACAAGGAAGGAGAGTCGCGATATGAGCAACACAGAGAAAAATAAAACCATCGGCGACATCTGTAAAAATTACAAAACCGGCGAGGCCTGGCAGATGATAGTCGCGTCCATAGTGCGCAAGATCAAAAAGGGGATGGATAAGAAGAGGTTTAGAGTGAGGGGGAGATGAAAGTTTTAATTGCATGCGAGTTTAGCGGGATTGTCAGGGAGGCTTTTAAGAAGCGCGGTCATGACGCG